ATCGTCTGTTCTTTCCATACTTCATCTCTTCCAGGAACCTCGGACCAATGAACATCAGTTGGAATGTATTCATTTTTAGATTTCTCCGCGTCGTGCCACATACGGTAGAAATGATTCATACCGTGTGGTGTAGATACAATGATTACTTTGGTGTTTTTACCAGAAGTAATAGTAGGATAAACAGATGCAAAGAACGAGTCAGCAACGTGATTTGGGACGAACGCGAACTCATCGAGAAAGAGGATGTTGAACGACATACCTCGGACAGCACTTGCAGACGTAGAAGCTGCCAGTATCTTACTGCCATTTTCTAACTCCATAGATCCTTTGTTCCAGGATATAATACCCTGTTGCATCCATTTAGGCAAGTTTTCGTATGCAGTCTGTAACCTACTAAGAAGTTCTCTTGCAGTTGCCGCTTTGTTTGCTAGGATGCCAATATTAACGCTATCGTTAAAAACAGCGTAATGTAGAAGGTAAGATACCACAGTAGTGGACTTGCCAGTCTGTCTTGGCATTTTGCAAATATTGAATCTATTCGCATGGAAATTATTAATTAATTTTTCCTGGAAATGGTATGGATGAAATTGTGTTAATCCCTCATCAAGAGAAACAATTTTAATATAATTGTTTGCAAAATAAACGGGGTCTTCTTTACACTTGACAAATTCAATGATTTGTTCTTCGGTAAATTCAACCGCCGTATTTGCTTTTTTTAGATTAGGATTACCAAGATACTGTTCACTCATAATAAAAACCTAATTCAACATCTCCAACGTTTACGTGCTTTGCAGATTTTTTTATCTGGGGTCTTAGAACAATCAATGTTGTGCATATCTTTTTGACCCTTAGAGCGAGAGCAGAAAGACTTACGTCTCTTTGCATCTTTGCTTCCTTTTTTAACTTTACCAGTTACAGCAGTCTGTAACTTTGAACCTGGATTCTCACGCTTGTAAGCATTGACAGATTTCTGACTCATACCATCAACACCATCTTTACGGTTTGATTTCTGCCAGTCTTCACCCAATTTTTGATTTACTTCTTTTTCAGTTGCGGGTCTTAACTTAGCAGCTGCTTTCAGTGCGTCAATCTTTTTTCTTCCTGTAAGTTTTTTTGCTGCTGCCACAGCATCATTATACTTATCATATCCAGGAATTGCTTCTTGGAGTTCCATATCTGCTCTCCAATCGGAGAAATGTGCTTTTACACATCGGTTGTAAGTTTTGCCGAACAGTTTCTGAGTTCCTGCTTTCTTGTAACCTTTCCAGCACTTCTTACCTGCTTCATCAATCACTGGTTGTGATGGTTGAAGTGGTTCTGCTTTGATGATATCTATAGACTCATATTCAGTTGCTTGAAAGTCATCTCTCCAGTTGGAATAATCATAATCTTCTTTATTGAATGCTTTTTTAATTGCACCAACAACAAAGGGTGCTGCTAAAGTTGCTGCACCTACTGCAAGACCCAACCTTCCACGACCACGGGGACGAACTTTGCCACCCATTCCACGAGAACCTGGTGGTTTAAACTTAGGATCTAGTTTAAAATCTGGAGTAACTCCAACTCCTGGTTTGTATCTACCTTGACCAGAAGCGGCACGTTTTGCTGCCTCTGTTCCACCCTGAACATCTGCTCTAGTGACAGTTCGCGCTCTTTGATATGATACGCGATCACTACCACCTCTTTGATAAGTCTCACGAGAGGTAGCACTTGAAGTAGATGCTGGTTGTTTTGGAATATTTGGTAGTTGTGCTCCAGGTCCTTGAGATTTTGGAGTTCTAAGATTCTTCATTGCATCGCGAATCTTTTTCTCGGCACCTTTATTCGCTTTGATTAAATCTTCAATCTGTTCTGGAGACATCTTACGAAGTTTATCCTCAAGACCTTCAAGAAGCATGTCTTCTCTCCAATCAGAGAAATCTTCTTTCTTAGTCTTGTTACCCCAGTTCTTAGCACCAACTTTACGGCACTTGACTAATGCACCAGATGCATATGCACTTGGCCAAACAGAATAACGTGACTTGACTTTATGGTAGCAAGCGTCTTTCTTACCCTCATCAACCAATTCAACTTCTTCTTTTTTAGTTCCCTTATCTTTTAATTTGGCATCAAGATCTTTCAAAGTTCTAAGTTTGCCATCCTTCATTCCAATTCTATCAGTTGGTTTGATTACATCACCATCATCAGCGAATCCTTCTTTTAGTTTTGGATAAGTTGGTGGTTTACCCATACGCTTATCAGCTTGATTTCTTAAGTTCTTTGCTGCTTTTTTTACATGAGGTATCAATGCTGCACCACCAGCAGCAAGTCCTAGAGCACCACCAATCGCAATGGCTGGAGCGATTTCATCCAGTTGTTCAAAGTCTTTTCTCCAGTTTGAATAAGATTCTTGAGTCACGTTCCTTGCCTTTCCTGTTCTGTTTGGATTTGGATCTTCTTTACGCTTTTTACGTGCTCTTTTATTTCTCTCTTCCTTACTCATAGCAGCACGGTCGTCTGCATCACGGCAATATGGTTTGGTCTTTTGACCAGGTTGTTTAGCACATGGTTTACCATCATATTTACCACCAGTCTGCTTCCATCCACCACCTTTGAACCAGTCGCGGAGAGAATATCCCTTATCCTTAGAAGACTTACCATCACGCGCTTCGGTGATAGAACCCTCTAAACACTGACAAGGATCGCATCCACAGATAGGACAAGACTGTTCGTTCATTTTTCTACCCCTACAATGGGCTCGTTGAGAGAATCCTTTTGGATTATCGCAATCGATGGACTTTTTGTACTTCGCACTCCACGCCTCTGATACTCCTCCGCCATTAGAGCCCCCATTAGACCCCCCATTCCCATTTCCATTGCCATTTGAACCATTTCCGTTGCCATTCTTCTTCGTACCTTCAGTATCATCAGAAGATTTCTCTTCTTCTTTTTCTCTGCGGAGCCATCCACCCATACCAACGACATATCCCATAGGAATTCTCTTACACTTCTTAGAAGCGTAACAGTAATAATATCCTTTTTTACAGGATTTCTTTGCCATTATTTGGAAGTATCTTCTGTATTATTTAGAAAACCTTGCTTTAATAACTTTGACAATTCTGAGGTGGATCCAACAAACAAAGCATTATTAGTAACGTTGTTTGGACTTTTCTTAGTATTATCTTCTTCTAAATCTTTCAATTTCTTTTGAAGATCTGCAAGTTTATCTGTGGTGTCTGCAACTGACTTTATTAACTGTCCAGCAACTTCATATGCTCTAGGACTTGCACTTTCTCCAGCAAGTTCCATGATGCCATTGATTGCTTCTTGACCCTTTTCTATTAAAGAATATAAGTTTGCACGAGTATACTCATAATCTTTCTTTATATCATCCTTTTCCACTTTAGGTGGAACAGGTTTCATGGGTTTTGATTCAACAATGCTACTTTCAATGTCAAGTGCGTTGTCAATGGACTCATAATTATCACTCATGATTATTAAATATCAGTTTTTCTTGCAGGAGAATACTCTTTAGAATCTGAGAAGAATTCCCATTCTTCATCAAATCCAAAGTTATCGCCAGGCATTAGTAATTTATGATCTTGCTCATTAATAACACCATCATTATTTTTATCTTCTTTCGCAGTTGGAGTTACTGTATACCTCATCTCACGTTTTGCAGTCTTGACATCAGTACTAGTGTACATATCAACTTGAACCTTACGGATAAGACCATCACTGCTATCAGCGATTGGACCAAACAGATATGTTTTTGCCATAAACTGTAAGGTATAGATTAGAGATCTTCTTGTATCAAAATTTCCTTCATAGTCATCTTGAAAACCTATAGATTCAAGAATAATTGGAATATCTCTTTTTTCACCAATAGAATCAATTAAATCTACAGTTAGATTGAAGTGTGGTTGAAAATATGGTAAAATTTGTTCAATAATTTGTAAAGCGTCGTCATTCAATTTTGAAAGAATATTCAGTTCAAATCCAATATTATATGGTACAGGCATAAACACCTTCTTTGCTCTGCCACCATCATCACAAGTTTTATATGTTTGAACTAAACTAGACTTTCTTGTTGAGTCATATTGAATAGATGTCATTTCAAATGACATTCTAGGCATTGTAATTTGAACTGCTTTGTTCAAATCTGCCTGTTGTTGAATTCTTGCTAAAAACTTTTGACTTGGACCGTATGCTAAAGGAACTTTCATATCACTAACATCTTTACCCGCACCGTCTTGATGGCGGATATGAATATCATTGAACAAAGTTCCAAACGATATAATAGTTTTTCTAATTATTTCGTGATAATAATATGTTCCTAACATTAAAATGTCCCAAATGGATTAGTTTCGGTGAAGTCCAGAAGACTCTCCCCTAGAGTTTCAAACTCATCGTTCTCGGTATATTTATCATAAGTATCATCTTGTACATAACTATAGACTGGATACTCTGCACCAGAGGTTTGACCTATTATAGTTTCGCCTGGATAGAATCCAATTGGTTGTGTAGAACCTATACTGACATTTGAGATTTTAAGGACGTGAGTATCTTGATCATATTCTTTGACTCTTGCTTGAACCATAGACTGAGATCCCATAACAATCTCATTAAAGAGATATGTTCCGACACCTGATAAAGTTTCTGGATCAGAAATTGTAACTGTTGGTGAACTACTATATCCTCTTCCAGGTTCCTTGACAAAAATTGACTTGACAACACTACTGCTTCCATCAAGACCAATGGAAGCAATACCAACCGCAGTGTGTGCAATACCACTTGCTGGTGGACCTGCTATAGTAATAGTTGGTGCAGTTCCATAACCAACACCACCATCGGTAATGCTAAATCTAATTACGCCTTGACCACTAGTTTCAATAGATGCAGTTGCTGCTGCTCCAACACCACCACCGCCAGTGATGGTAATTGTTGGTGGAGTAACATATCCAGCACCAGCATTTGTTATCAAAATCTTTTCAATTGAAGTGACCCCACCACTTGTAGTTAAGATTCCAATGGCAGTTGCATTATCACCAATCTGACCTGTTGGTGAAGATGAAAATCCAATGGTTGGGGGTGAAGTATATCCACTACCATCATCATTCAAATGAATTGTTCTAATATAACCACTTGGTACAGATCCAGAAATTTGTGCTGTAGCGGTAGCAGTTCTTCCAACTCCAATCAGTTGAATTGTGGTAATGTATCCCTCATCTTGAACTTGAGTATCTATTGCTTCGATAGTTGTATCAATAACTTCATCTTCATATTCAAAGAGTTCACATTTAAGTTGATAAACATAATTTTTTCCTAGTTGAAAGAAAGGATCTTCATGCTCAACAAATTTTACTTCAAATAATCTTTGACCCAGTGGAAAATAAACTAAATCCCCTTCTCTTGGGCGAGTTGGGGTCGGCATAATCGAATCATCAGTTCCATCATCTTGCCCTGCCATGAATGGAGCGATGAAATCTTCAAATCTTTCTTTAGATATTGTTATGATGAGTTCATCTCTGACACTAACACCAAATTTTGTTAGAATATCTCCTGCACCACCATATCCTTCAAAAGTATTGACATATGCCTCAATAGCAAAATTATCATCAAACTTTGAAGTTTGAACTTCTTCAATAATTGTTTTTGTATTTACATACTTTCTTGGAATATAAGTTACTTCAACACCATGAAAAGTCAGGTGTTCATTTATTAGATCTTGGACCAATCTTTGTTCAGATGCAGTCCCTTGTAGGAAAAAAGGATTAAGTGCCATTATCCAATAAAGTCGAGGGGTGGAAGTTCATACTCCATGGTCATTCTTGACTTAATTTCTGCAAGTTCTTGTTCTGCTTGTTGCAGAATTTCTCCTCCATTAAGTTCAATACCACCAGGAAGTTTAACACCCCTAAACTTGCTGAGGTTTCTTCCCCATTGACGCTTAATCAATGCTGTAAGATATCTCTTTAAGAAACTATCATTATAGATTTGTGTAAATGATGCGGGGTCTAATGCTCTATAGCATTCAATGACTATAAAATCACCTACAGTTTCTGAACCCCAGTCAATATCAAGATATAATCTATCCTGTCTCTTGTTGAATCTTACTTGTTTATCTGGTGTTAGTAAAAAATCAATATCTTCAAGATATGACTTGACCATAGCATATTGTAACAACTCAACAGAGTTGAAATAATATAAATCGTTTAAAAATAATTGATATTTGATACTAAACATTCCACCAGAAATGGAACTGGTATCAAATTTAAAAATTTTCTCAACTCCAATTACGGAATCTGGAACTTGAATATAATTGGAATTTTCGTAAAAATTGAATGTTGTTGCTGCAACTCCAACTGACGTTGCAGTCGTAGTTATGATGCCTACTCCTCCAGTAGGATCAACTGTTTTAACACCAGAAGATTGTGCTCCTATTCCCCTATCAATATCTTCTTGAGTGATTTTATATTTAAGATACATCTTTTCAACACCGTCAAAATGACGTTCGTTGAAATATTGAATTGCATCATCAACTAGATCATCAATTTGATCATCGTCCACGTTGATTTCCAACACTGGAGCACCAAGTTGACGCAAACAGTAATCTATCAATCCTTGCCTAGTTGATGGTTTTGCCATATTAACCTTCTAATTTTGCTTTGAGGTCTGCATTTTCTTGAAGCAGGGCATCCATTTGTTCTTGAAAATCTTGAGACAGAGTTGCTAACTTTGCCTCAAGAAGAACGTTTTGATTTGATACTGCTGCTAATTTAGAATTGTATATTTTAATGAGAACATTAACATCCACTTCACTTTGATTTTCCATTAATTACCTCAGAATGTACCCCCATCCATAGTTGAAGTCCAGTGGGGCTTATTAGTATATATTACTGCAACGTTACTAGGAACTGAAGCAAGGTTAGCGATTGCACCACTTTGACCTTCTCTTCTTAAGTTGTTGGAAGTATTGAATGTACCTTCAACACCAATCAAATTAACAGTACTGCTATTTGTAACGCCAGATTCAACAATACCATATGCACCAGTGCTATCTTGTCTGACAATATCACCAGTTGCTGCGGTAATATTTGCACCAAGAGTCAAAGTATTCTTAGTGATAGCAGTCAAGATCTGCTTGGAGGTAATTACTGGAGATGCAACAGCATTAGTTGATCTCTGAAGACCAGTGTCATCAAAGAATACAACACCACCAGTTGCAAAATCACCAGACTGATAGTAGATACCTTTAATATCAAGGAAACCTTTAGTTCCAGCTACAATACTATTTGAAATAGTTGCATCAGGAACGTAAGTCCATCTTCTGCTGTCATCAGCGTGAGTTCCATGATTGTCAGCATCTGCTGCACTATTGGCAATGGAGTCATCCTCCATACCAAAGAATCCAACTTTATTATTAGATGCTCCAGAACTTGTATTGAACGAGAAAGAAATACCTCTATCAGTATTACTATCGTAAGCGTGAGTGATAGTTACTTGAGTTGTGGTGGTAATGCCAGCAGTTGTGGCATTACTAATCGTAATTGCTTTAGTACCAGGGTTATATGCAGTAATTGTGGTATTATTTGCAATACCTGCTGCAGCAGTAATTCCATCACCAGTATTGATACCAACAATAGAATCCAGAATCAGTGAATTTGCACCACTGCTGGCTTCTGCCATAACAGTTCTAGTGCTAGTTACATCACCAAGATGGAAAATTGGATCATTTAATGTAGATGTTGTAGAGTTGACAGTTGTAGTTGTACCATCAACCTGAAGATTACCCTTAACAACAACTGTTCCTTCGTTACTCAATCCATCAGGATATGGATCAATGAACAGTGTATCGCTACTACCTGGAGTAGTTGAAATAATATTATCTTCAATCCTTACTTTACCAAAGAAGGACTGACCTGTTACAGTAATGGCAGTGTTCCATTCCCATGGAGCACCAGTTACGCGCATTACGTTGGTGCCATTCTCATCATATTCAATCTTACCATCCTTGTCATTACCAAATGACAGGTAAGTATCGTCGGGAATATTTACTTCGCCCGAACCATGAGGATCGAGAATGATATCTCCATCAGTGTCGGTAGAAGAAATAGTGTTTGTGTCAATTCTTAAGTTATCTACATTCCACTGATCAACCTTAAGTGATTCTGCACCACCCAAACCAGAGTTTGTTGCTGGTGCCATAATGGCGACAACACCTCTGTCTTGGTTTCTGGTGTTGTGTGCTGCTGCTGGAATTGTTCCAGGAGCGTGCTCCATCATGGAGGTGTAGTAATGACCACCAATTGGATTAGCATTGGTGCCATCATCACCGAGGAACACTCTGTCTTTGTATTGATTAGTTCCTCCAAAACTACCAATACCAGTTACATATCCAAGTTCACCCCATTGTAAACTGGCTGGTTTGCTAGTACCTGAGGATCTTTTAATCCTAATAATACTTGCCATGTCAGAAATTTCCTCCGTTGATGTCTAAATTCTGGGTCGCGCCTGGCGTCAGGGTAAGAGTTGCTTCCCATTTTCTGATG